CTGGCTCGGCGGAAACTCCACGCAGGCTCTGATGTTACGAGAACAGATTTTGTGCATTGCACGCGTACTGTCGTTGGTTGAAGCCGGTTATTTGATAAGTGTGTAAGGATCAATAACCTGATATTTCAACTCAACTCTGAGTGAAGTTTGTTTATAATCACCGCAATACTGGCTAGGTATCACTAGTGGCTTCGAAAATTGTTGTTGTAAATAAGAGATCTCTGGAGGTGATAATCCAGTGCTCATCATTATCTCAGTGTATGCTAACACTGGGTCAACGTGGATGTTAAGTTCTTTTGTTTTTTCGAAGGCATTGAAAGCTCCAAAAGAACCGTTGACTAATTCAGTTTTTATGTAATGTTTATCTCGACAACTTCTTAAATATTTACCTAAATCGTAGTATAGCGGTATGTCTTTATATACTACCATGTACATGTATCCTAAACTGGCATAGTAATCATCAGCGCAATGTGTGAAGTTCGGATTGATTAAATATCCGACATTAGACAAGAGTTTTTCCAAGTTCTGTACTTGATAGTATGTTCCAGGGTTGATCTGTATGAACTTACTTGAACAGAATTCTACATCATGGTAATCTTTTCTAACAACTAATTTTGTATCAAATCCAAAATCATTGAAAGTGTTCTTAAGATCACTTAATTTTGTGCCTCTTGGAATTTTGGTTACGGAATCGTCACCGTCTACCATATATTTCTCTATATTCTCTTCCAAATTATTTTCTTCAAGAAAGTATTCAATTGCAACAATATTAATTATTGTGTTAAATAGACCTGTATCCATATCTCCTGACCCTCTGCAACCTCTAAATTTGAATTTAAGACCATTTAGAGTGTGTCCGTTTTTCTCTAACTTAGCGTAGAATAGCCGTTTTAATTTGGCATAATCGCTATCAGTAGATAATCTTTTCCAGACTCCTAATTCTATTAATTCTAATAGTCTTATTCTTTGTGAGGCTTCAAATTTTGAGAAGTCATTTTCTAAAAACCATTCTCCGGTTATATTAGAAAATGCTTCTCCCCTCTGCAGAAAGTTTTTTCCTTTAGCAACTTGACTGATTTCCGTCAACGCATGTTCCAAAGGCGTGGTATATAGTCCATATATTAAATTGAACATTGGGTTTCTACCCATGATGAATCTTGGTGATTTTGATTCATCATTATATTTTTCATTCTTGAGAAATGCTGTAATGTCAGCTATGTCTTCTAAGTTTGGTTGTTTTTCAAACATGTCATTGTATGCTTTCCTATATCTGTTACCTAATTTTCCTTTCTTATTTTCTAGGAATTCATTGATTGTTATTGGACCAGTATAATGTTTTTTCAATTTCTTACAGAGTCTATCTAATATACGATTAACTCTTCTTTCATCAACATTTTTATATTCTGGGGTATCTTTTAGGTATCTACAGTGGAAGGAAACCAATTCATTATGTTGGCAATTTGTCATCACAATTACAGGCATCTTATTTAAAAACTGAATATCCAGAAATTGGATGAAATGACCTTGACATTTCATGTCGGATCTGGACAATCCGCGATTTTTTATGGTGAGTTCAGCTTTTTTCCATTCCGCAAATGGTGGCAAATCAAATTGATTCTTGCAACACTTGCGATCATGTACTAGGGGAGTGAACGCACCGCCGGCCAGGGCTTCTAGTTTTCCGCAGGTCGTCTGCGGTTGAAGAAACCAAGCCTAGTTTTTCTAGATAGGGCTTGTGTTTCTTCCTGGTAGAGGAAATAGTTGTCTTTTTGATCAACTGCCTTTTGAATAGTTATTAAAAATTCATTAAGACCACGAATTGTTGTTATATCGTAGTCATTTTCTTCTACCCAGCGATTAGCTAATTTTTGAGCGTGTTCGATCTTCACGTCTCTACTAGGATAACTTACGTGCATCACTCTTCTTAGATATATAAAGAGTCCATCAACTATATGTTCATCACTAATTAAAAGATTGTTTTCTCTTTCAGGTGTAACAATCTTATTATTTAGGAGAGTTCCAGTTTGGTGATTAATTTTATTATCAAAATTAAACTTTGATGATGTCTTACCGAAAATCAATCTATTATACC